AACCGTCACAATCGTTACAATCGTTACAACCGTTACAATCGTCACAATCGTCACAACCGTTACAATCGTCACAATCGTTACAACCGTCACAACCGTTACAATCGTCACAACCGTCACAACCGTTACAATCGTTACAACCGTCACAACCGTTACAATCGTTACAATCGTTACAATCGTCACAACCGTTACAATCGTCACAACCGTTACAATCGTTACAACCGTCACAACCGTTACAATCGTTACAACCGTTACAATCGTTACAATCGTCACAACCGTCACAATCGTCACAACCGTTACAATCGTTACAATCGTCACAATCGTCACAACCGTTACAATCGTTACAATCGTCACAACCGTCACAACCGTCACAACCGTCACAACCGTAACAACCGTCACAATCGTCACAACCGTTACAACCGTTACAACCGTCACAATCGTTACAATCGTTACAACCGTCACAATCGTCATAATCGTCACAATCCGAATAACCGTTACAATCGTTACAATCGTTACAATCGTCACAATCCGAATAACCATTACAACCGTCACAATCGTTACAACCGTCACAATCGTTACAATCGTCATAATCGTCACAATCCGAATAACCGTTACAACCGTTACAACCGTTACAATCGTCACAACCGTTACAACCGTTACAATCCGAATAACCGTTACAACCGTTACAACCGTTACAATCGTTACAATCGTCACAACCGTCACAACCGTTACAATCGTTACAATCGTCACAACCGTTACAATCGTTACAATCGTCACAACCGTTACAATCATTACAACCGTCACAACCGTTACAATCGTCACAACCGTTACAATCGTCACAACCGTTACAATCGTTACAACCGTTACAATCGTTACAACCGTCACAACCGTTACAACCGTCACAACCGTTACAATCGTTACAACCGTCACAACCGTTACAATCGTCACAACCGTCACAACCGTCACAACCGTTACAATCGTTACAACCGTTACAATCGTTACAACCGTTACAATCCGAATAACCGTTACAACCGTTACAACCGTTACAATCGTTACAATCGTTACAACCGTTACAATCGTCACAACCGTCACAATCGTTACAACCGTCACAACCGTCACAATCGTTACAACCGTCACAACCGTCACAATCGTCACAACCGTCACAATCGTCACAATCGTCACAACCGTTACAATCGTTACAATCGTCATAATCGTCATAATCCGAATAACCGTTACAACCGTCACAATCGTCATAATCCGGATAATCGTCACAACCGTCACAATCGTCATAATCCGGATAATCGTCATAATCGTCATAATCAGACTTAGGGGACCTGCATGGTACAACCCCTTTGTTCATAACATTCCGCAACTTTTCCAGTTTTGGTCGACCGGCGGCGGTTTCCTATTGTAGGGTTTAGATAGTGGCGGAGAGACACCCGCCCAACGCGGCCTTAAACCGGAGAATCGTTATGACCCGCAATTGCCTAGATGCCAGTACAGCCGTCTCAAGCCGCAGTGTCCTCACGACCCTACAATTGATTGATTCCGCGCAGAACGGCACAACCACTACAATCAGCGCATTGGTCGCTTTACTATCTAAGCGGCTTAAAGCGAATAGTCTGCGTTTCCGGTCTGGGAGCTTTGTAGGGTCTGACCTGTCTGGCGCGGCCGGAGAGCTGAGTGTGACGGTTGTGACGGATGACGAGACTGTTGGGGTTGTGACGATAAAGTGGATTGACTTTGGGAACCGCGCGGCTAGTCGGGACTTGTCGTTCATGGTCGATTCACGCCCCCTGCTTGCGGCGTAGGCGGGCTTGTGGGGGGCGGCCGATAGTCGGCCATCCCCTAGGGTCAGGGGCTTAGACTGCGGCCTAGGACTTGGAAAATTATTTTCCACAATCCGATTGTAGGGGCGCCGCGGCGGCTAAAATGTTGTAGACTTGTGTAGTTGAAGGACGCAAGGCACACAAGGGGAAAAACAATGTTTATCGGAATCGTCTTCTTTGTAGTGGTTGTCGGGTCTGCATGGTATGTTACGCAAGTCGATTCTCCTCGCCAATTCTAGGGGTTATCATGGGATTCTTGATTGTAGCGGTTCTGGCGGCTGGGTTCTATGGGTGGGATTGGGACGATTGTATCGGGGTTTGGAACCACCGCAAAGCGCGGCGGGAAAACGATCGGGTTAGACGGGTTATACTAGCCGCGTGTGCTGGTAAGGGTTGTGGCTATGATAGGGGTTGACGGGGGCAAGCGGCGGCGGCGGTCATCGTCGGCCGCGCGGTTACGATGGTACGGGTATTGGCGATCAGTTCGATTCAACAGGAGATTCGGGTTATGATGGTTGAAATACATGGGCAGCAAGGGCAGTTTAAGCGGCTTTTGACAGGTGGGATGGATGACGCGATGGAAGTAGCTCGCGGGGCTGTAGCGAATGGGGCGTATCTAGCGAATATCCTGGAGGAAGGGGTTCTTACTGTCTCTGTCGATTGTACCGGAACCACCTATCATACGGACTAGGAGGGAAAGGCCTTATGGACCGGTTATCCGGTCTGTAGGGCTTTCTCGTGCGCCGAAATAAGGTGGGGTTATGCGGGTTATGATGTGGGATGTGCGGGTTATACCGTACGGGTTATGCTGGTTGTAGGGTGTGGGGAGGTAGGGTTGTAGGGTTCTTGAGGCCTCACAATAGGAACATTCGGCAATCTTTTATTTAGTTAAATCTATACCGCGTTCCAGCCGGATAACCGGTTAAATCGCGCCAAGTTACCAATTACCAACCTACAACCCCACCTACCAGGCTAACCCCACCCTACAACCAACATAACCACTACAGGTCGCCAGTGGCTCTAACCTCCCTACACCCTACAACCACACCCCCTACAGCCATCACAACCAAGCGCTACACAACCACTACAACTGGTATCGATACAACCATCACATCCCACAGTATAACCAGGATGACAGGCTCAACCCGGCTGCATAACCGCCCTAAGCCCTACAGCCCAGCGCTGCATAACCCTTACAGCCTGGCCTGTCGTGGCCGGTACAAGCGCTACCCTACAGCCGGTACAATCGGATACAGTATTTTACTTGACATCCTACAGTCAGTACAATCGCGCGGCACAATCGCGATAAGCGCTACAACCTACCTGCACAACAGGCACTACCCTACCGGGCGCAGGCGGTACAACCGCGCTAGGAGGCACAGGTGGCGCTGTACTATCGCGCTAGCCGCTACCACCCCACCATACAAACAGCACAGCCCTCACAGCCCTACCTGCACAGGCCTCACGACCGGCACAGCCGCGCCTAACTACCGGCACAGCCAGCACAGTCCGACCGCCTTATACCGGCTGTACTGACTGTGCTGGCTGTCCTGGTTGTGCAGGTAGGCAGGTAGGGTTGTGAGGATTGTCCTATCGAATGTTCAGGAGATTCCGATTGTAGTGTTACGTCTGTATGGTATGTGCGGGTGGTCGGTGCTGTGTGGGTAGGTCTGAATGTAAGGGTTGTGCGGATGTTGGCTGTTGGTCCTTGGTGGGCCCTATCGACACTCCAGGTGGTTTTGAATTGTCGTCTGACGCGTCAGAGGAGGGGGAGGGAGGGTCAATTAAGTCGTTATACCCAGGGTGGTTATGACGATGAAGGGGGTGCATAAAATGGAAAGTGTATCGTTTCGATACACTGTATCGTTTCGATACACTATAAGTGTTTTACAAGAATAAGGTCAAATCAATAGTGTTTTCCTTCAGGACAGTTTTGTCAGGAGGAAAAGTATGAAAGCAAATGACCCAGACAGATGCAAGTGGATTAGGACCGATGGTCAGTGCCCTCACGAGGCTGTCGAAGGGAGCACCTTCTGCAAGGCCCACACCCACACCAAGGTCGACCCGCTGCGCCACTATATGCTCACCAACCAGGTGATAAGGAGTGGAACGGAGAGGCACAATGCAGTAGACGAAATCAAGAGCCTACGCGAAGAGATCGCACTGACCAGGGCCCTGATTGAGAATCGTCTGAACATGATTGAGGGAGAAGCAGACTTCGTCTCATCCATGGGTATCGTCCACCAATACCTGGCGACCGTAGAGAAGTTGGTCACGTCCTGCCATCGCATGGACACGAACCTGGGTAACCTACTGAACAAAGCAAGCATCCTGAACCTGGCTCAAGAACTAGTGCAAGCGATTGCAGAAGAACTAGAAGACGTCCCGGGTAGAGACGAGATCGTCGATCGTATTTCCACCAAGTTAGTTGACATCATAGGGAACAAACAAAATGACTAAAAGTATCTTCCAGTCCAAAACCTTCTGGCTCAACGCCCTGACCCTGGTTGCCTCGCTCGTCGCGGTAGTCGGCGGGTCTGACATGATTCAGGACTATCCCACCGCGATCGCTATCATCGCAAGTGTCCAGAGCGTGTTCAATATCGTCCTGCGCATCGTGTCAAAAGTACCAATTAAGTGACGCGTCACTTAGGTTTGATGCAATAAAGCATCATTCCGCAATGGTACGTGGCTTTTTCACATCATTACCATTTCAGGGTTAGTTCTAGCGTGTCGAAATGCTAGAACTAACCCTAAAACTAACCCCGTAAGTCCAGTGCAGGTAAGGACTTATATCAAAGTGCGAAAACGAGGTTAGTTTTAGATCCTAGAACTAACCCAACTAAGTGGGGCTATCAAAGGACTTAGAACTTTTTATAGCATATAAAATGGGTTAGTTCTGTAAAAACGTTCCTCTATGCGCTCTCTTCTTTTTCATCATTTCTATACAGAATAGTTTTTGTTTCTGGAAAGCTAGAACTAACCTCGGGCACTTAACCCCTGGTAGAACCCCAGGTTAAGTGGGTTAGTTCTAGATATCGCTATAATCTAGAACTAACCCATTCTGAAATCTCGCCTTAAACCCTTATCACAACTAGACTTACGGAGGTTAGTTCTAGGTCCAAAACTAACCCAGAAATGATGCAAAAAAGACACGGCTAACCTCGGCCGTTAATTCAGCCGATCCGGACAAGCCTACAACCCAACCTGCCTACGCGGAGCAAATGTGCATTATATGCTTCTTGACAAGGAGCATTCCGGCCAACCTGGGCTCCTGTGGGTATTTCAAACACCCCTGTAAACTAGTGTACAAAACCTACACCAGTGTACAAGTCACCACTAGTTTCTCGTTTTTGCATCATTTCAGTTGAAGTTTTCCCTTACATTGCCCTTCAGCAGAGTGCTTGTTTTAAGGGTTAATATGAGATTTCGGAAATTTCAAAATATTGATGCAAAATTATCCACCCCTATGGGGGGTGGGTCACCTTTAAGGACCTTATAGTTTGGCCCGCAGAATCGTCAGATTCGCTATAACAGGTCGCACGCGGTGTCGAGCAACCCTAAAACCCAACTATGTGACGCGTCACCGAGCCTCTTGTCGAGCACGATTGACCTCATTGGCGCCCACAACAAACACCGTTCCAATGAACATACTCAGCAGCAGGGCGGCAATAATCCAGCCCGTCCGCTCCCTTTCATCTGAGCCAAGGATACCTATAACAAGGAATACCAAGGCCCCGGCAAAAAACATTAAGAATCCCATTTTCGATTCTCCTTTCACCCTAATCATACCATATAAAAAGGGGAAGTCAAGTGTGCAGGACAATAAATATGTGGAGCGAGGTTATGGCGATCGAAGAACGCGTCAGAGCCGCCATGACCGGAGTCACCGGAGCCAAGGACGCCCTCCACTACAAATACATCACAGCGTATGGCAAACTGGCCAACGTGGTCCCGCTCGCGTGGGATGACCTCTCTCCGGAAGAGCAGGCCGATATCGTGGCACAAAATCACCTTGACGTCCTGTACAAACCTGAACCGGTCGGCGAGACCCACAGCCCAGAAGAACCCTACACTCCAGAGCCCTGGAATCTATTTGAAGATGGTCAATGAGATCTACTGCCCATCTTGCCTGAACTGGCGCCGCTACATCTGGGAGCCCGGGCTGACCTGCTCCTGTCATTGGCCGCTGCCCGAGCAGGGCTGGACAGAGGAATACGTAAAAGCCTTCAAAGCCGAACAGGCCCTAACGCTCTACCACATTAAACCACTACAAATCACCAACCGCTGCGACTGTGGTCGCTGGCACACCTACAGCCGACATCCCAAGAACGTCACGACCTGCATCTGCGGTCTCAGGCTACCGCCAATAGGTGGCCTCGACAAGGAAGAGATCAAGGCCCTACGAGCAGAAGAAGAACTCGTCGCGCAATGGATGCGGGCGAACAATGACATGGAAGGCAGTTGCTTCCTCGGACGAGGTAAGTACGACTAGGACATAGCTGGCGAGATTCTTAAACGGAGAGTCCCGCCATCTATGCCCCGACAGGAGAACTTTTATGTTTCTACGATTTCGCCTCTGGTGTGTCAAACACCGCGTTGCTCGTCTAGGTCGTCTACAGGACCGCCTACATCGTCGTTTCAATCGGTTAGGCCTCAGGATAGCCACTTTGATGTATAGACGACGCTTCTTCCTTAATAAACTGGTCGAACTGTCGGAGGCCGACACATTACGTGAACGTTTGAAGATCCGCTTCCGTAGGCCTAGACGCCTGAACGGCAGTAACGAGATGCCATGAAAGGCCGATACCAACGAACTGAGGAACCCCGCATGTATAAGACTTTCTTCAACTCTTGCCTGGTCACCCTGGCCATTGGTACAGCGATGGGCGTAGCCGCCATCTGGGTTCCTGATGCCTGGCATGAAGTCGGCGCCAAACTACTTTGGACAGATGTCGTGTTATTTGTCGGCGCTGTCTCAGGTGCCGTTATTTGCAAATTGGGTGACACCTGAGAAGAACACTGCCCGTGAGATCGGTATTGCCGTGAGGCGCGAGATTATGCAAGGGCGAACCAAACTTTCAAAGGAATCAAAATGACACGTACAATTAACTCTAGGAAACTTCCTAAGACCGACACCGCTCCGCAGGTTATCCCGGCCCTCCGGGCGACTGTGCCTAGCGAACAGGTAGTGACCGCCCAGCCAACCCCGGCGGCCACTCCCCCGAGCCACACACCCAAACCCAAGTAAACAAGCACCTTGCCTCTGAGGTATGTATGAAAGGTTTCTGTTATGTTCTTGCGGTCCTACTGGTACCGCTTTCGACTGTACTCGCTGATGATACAGATGGGCCTGTCAGCCCGGTGGTACAACAGAGCGGGGAACAAGCGCGCATTGTACTCGAAGCCCCCACAAAGGGAAAAGTTGGAGAACTGATCCGCTTCAAGGTAACAAGCGAGGCGGACTCCATCAAGTGGTTAGCCCCTACCGAGGATTTCCAGATCTACGATGACGGGCGACTAGCAGTATTTTCGGGCCGGACCCCAGGCGTATACACCTTCACCGTCGCAGCAGCCCTAGGAGGCACCGTAGACGTCGTCCAGCACACAGTGACCATAACCGGGCCGCCTAAGAAGCCCACAACGGATGACCTCAGCCTGTGGATTCCCTACTGGGCGTATGGCTTCCAGTTGAACAAAGAAGAGGCCTCAGCCCTGGCCGCAAGCTTCGAGGACGTCGCCGATCGGATCACAGCCCTGTCCACACCTGAAGGAATCATTAAAGCCACATCCGAGGCCAACCGGGAAGCCCTGGGCGGAAGCCTAGCCACCTGGAAGCCTCTGCTCGTCAAGATTCAGTCTTCGCTCGCCAATAAGGCCAGAGCCGGGCTACTGAAGACCCCAGAACAACACACGGAGACCTGGAGTGAAATTGCTAGAGGACTCCGACGATACGCAGAGTAAATGCACCTGCTATCGACGAATGGTGCCAACGACCCAACAGTCCGGGTACATTAGCCTTCGGTATTCTCCGCAGGAAGCCCGCCACTGTGAACACTGTACAAGAACTTCTCAGTCCGGCGCAGGAAGCGCATAACTCTTTCTCACCCAGGAGGCCGACATGGCCAGTATTTTTCAGAATCTCCTTGACAATGCAACCTTTCCTGTCACTAAGCCTGGGCGAGCAGTCTCCCGAGCCTACCAGCAAATCTCACAGTTTCAAGCAGCCAAGCCTGTGGCCTTGACGGCCGCCAACACAGCCGGTGATGAAGTCACCGATATTGCCACGCACCTGACAACCACCAGTGGTGGCAACTACACGATCAGCGTGAACGCGTCGGCCAACGGCATCACCTACACGACAGCGAGCCTCGCCTACAACGCGACCGCCGCGACTATTGAGGCTGCTCTTGATACGGCCAGCCCTGCTACCATTGTCAATGGTGACATTGCGGTGGCGGAAGCAGGGTCGGTTGGACTCAGCGATGGCAACTGTTCGTTCACTTGCTCCGGCAACCTGGCATCCGTGCCTGTGTTGATCACAGCCACCGACGTCGACCTGTCCGGCTCTGGCGCTGGCGTGGGCGCGGTCACCCGCACTACACCTGGACGTAAGGACCGGAACGCCTATCAGGCTCTGTTCGAGATGAACATCGTCGATGGGGCTGGTAATGACGCCGGCGAATCTCCCGCGATGACCCTTCCGACAAATACCGACGACTACGTTGGTTGGTGGAAACGAGCCCGCTTGGAGACCATTGATTTTCTTTGTGGGCAAGTGGACGTCGAAGAAGGTAACACCACTGCTGTCCTAGTACGGGGTTTGTACAATTTACCCGAAGCATTGTTCGGCCCGCACTAACTGACATGGAGTCACTATGAACCGACGAGACGCTTTGAAGGTCTTTGGAGTCGCTCTACTCCCCGGAGCCAGCTTCTCCCGCACCCCTTTAATGGGATGGGTCCACAGCCCTCAAGCGCGTCGTCAGTTCGTAGCCACACACAAGTACCCTTTCTTCAGCCAGCTGGACGACAAAATCCGAGGCTCAGGTAAGGGGCGCGTCGTCATGCTCCACCCTTATATGGAGCAGGCAATGGGGCGGCCAATTGTGCCTCATAAGCAAGGTATAGGAGACTGCGTCAGTCACGGCTTTGCCTTGGGTGTTGACATCGTCACAGGTGTTCAGATCCATATGAACAACCAGCCCGAGCAATGGGTAGCCGAGTGCGCCACCGAACCTCTCTACGGGGGTGCCCGAGTCGAAGTTGGTGGGGGCGTAATTTGGGGTGACGGCAGCACGGGTTTTTGGGCCGCTGAATGGTTGATGCGTTGGGGCGCACTTTTAAGACAGGAATACCCGGGTGGCTTCGACTTCACAACTTACGACTCAGCACTAGCCAAAGAGTACGGTCGACAAGGGTGTCCCGACCCACTGGAGCCTATTGCTAAACTCCACCCGATCAAAACAGCATCATTAGTCACAAGTTACCGCCAGGCCATCGACGCAATCGCTAACGGATACCCCGTTGCCGTCTGTAGTAACGTTGGCTTCGGCATGATGAGCGCATCCTGGACGCGTGACGCGATGGGCTTCCTTCGCCGACGCGGCCAGTGGGGCCACTGTATGACAATAGTCGGCTACGACGACAAGTCCAACCGACCTGGCGCATGTATCCAAAACAGCTGGGGGGATTGGGTCAAAGGCCCGACGCGCCACAACCAGCCCAGAGGTTCTTTCTGGGCCGACGCCAGCGTGGTTGACGCCATGCTACGCCAAGGCGACAGTTTTGCGTTGAGTTCCTACATCGGATATCCTCAAGAAGATATTCCTGACTACATCCTCTGGTAAACTATGGCTAGTCCTTTCAAACTGACTGATGGCGAACGCACCGTTACAATCGATAAGGTGTCGCACGCACTGAACACGATTACTTACGCGCACCATGAGATACACAAAGGCGGCACTTATCGAGGTGGTTACTCGGGTGTTCTTGCCGCTGACGCTACCAAGGACTTGACATTGCTCACACCGAGCAATGGCAAACAATGTCACATGCTTATTGAGGTCGAGACGTCCAACTCATCAGATGCTTGGTTCTATGAGGGTATGGAAGTCACTTCCAACGGCACCACAGTGACACCAAGGAATGCCAACAGAAATCATTCTGACGCTTCATCTACTCAAGCCTTCTTTGTCGATGGCACACTTGTCACTACTAATGTAGTGATACTTGGTCACCGTCACATCGGCGCAGAAGGCGCCCGCCCTGGAACAGCTATTGGCGGAAGTGGATCTACTCGCGAAGAATGGGTGTTGAAAGAGAACACATGGTACACATTACGCGTCACTGACACTAGCGGTTCCGACCAGGACGTCTTCATGCGCCTGGAATGGTACGAGCATACACCAAAAGGTTAGTCATGTCAGACAGAACTTGGACACTTATAGGGGCAAGCTATGCAGTATTTGCACTTGTTACGTTTATGGCTGCGGTTGAAAAGAGCCCTGCGATCTGTGCTGATCAACCCCAAGACGTGGCCAGCATTCCTGAAGTCCCTGCTGTCTATAATTCAGGACTTTTTGACGCTGAAGGGGTTTCCCGAAACGAATACTGGATCACCATCTGGACCACAAGAAACTGTGGCGCCTGCGAAAAGCAGAAGGCGTTGGTTCCGGCGTTTGAGGCGGCGGGGTACAACATCGTCATCCGAAAGAGCCCAGGAGGCCGGTGGATCAAATCCTTCCCCGCCCTCGTTATCACAAAAGGCAAACCAGGTGGAGACATCCTCCACACTTTCTATGGCGTCCACACAGTCGAGCGGATTGACGAGATTCTCGAAATCGGAGAGACGCCGGAGGAAGATGTAGAAGACCCTGACTATGACATCTTCTCTCCTAAGGCCTGCGAACAAGAGTTTCGCTATCGTGTTGTCGCTTATGTGTACGATAATGAGGAAGTCCGGGAACAATTCAAAGAGTTGGGGAAGCTTCGTGACAGCGGACTCTTCAGCGTCAAAGTTTATGTGGTGTTTGCAAAGGAAGGCAAAATCCGAGTGTCCTTGACAGACGCCGACAATGACAGGTTACTCGGACTCTGGTTAAAGCCTGTCACTGCGCATGTTATTCTGATGACCATTCAAGGCAGAACATGAATCCAATCCTCTACTATGTAGTCCCGGCAGCCGCCTTAGCATCCTTCACGATGCTGGTAAGCAAGTCGAAAATGTTCAGTTGGTTCCGAAGCAAGTGCCCTGACTGGGCTCCTGTACATTGCCCTGTGTGTTTATCATTCTGGGTATGTTCTCCTGCGATCCTTGATGCCTGTACATTTAGTCAAGGGTTTATGAACTACCTTGCATTGGTGACCTTTTCAAACTTGTTCATGTTTGGCATCGCCAAGTTATACTTGGCAATCGATGACATGGACTACACGCCCGAGTAGCTCAGTCGGAAGAGTAGGGGTTTTGTAAACCTCTTGTCGTGGGTTCGAGTCCCTCCTTGGGCTCTGGAGATTAAAATGAACGACAGACGTTTTGCACGTAAGATCAAGCGTATGGCGCGTATTCAAACGCGTCGCGGCAACATGACAGATTTCGATTTCGATCGGATTGTCAAAGGCTGCAAGAGTCCCGAAGTCGTTAAGCAGTGGCGAGCCAAGTTAGAGCAACCTGTGTATGGTGCTCCTTGGGTCGGCCCCGGTGTAGCGAAAGGCATTGACTGGACGTCAGTATGGGCCTGGTTGAAAGACAACTGGCCTACAATCCTGAAGCTGCTTCTTTCAATCCTAGTTTTCTTAGGAGAAAACCCAGATGAAGACACTCAAGACACCTACCCGCGCGATTCGCAGGATGAAGGCCATTTTACTCGACAAAGACGGCAGCCTCTGTCCTATAGCGGCAGCGATCGGCCCTCCATACGATTTCGAGATTAACGACACAACTGTAGCCATCCTGTACACAGCATGTGATAATGCTGACAATCCTGTCGGTTCATGGGTTTGGGAAGGCGAAGAGTGGCAAGATCTCAGATTTGAGGACGCTGCCAAAGTTCTCAGCAAATGGCAAAGTATCAATGCGCCGAAGCCCGAGCCTAAGCCTATTGTCATCGACTGTAAGTTGTATCGTGCCGCAGAAGATTTTTCCGTCGCCTATGCCGCAAAAGCCTCTGGTCCTCCGACACCTCCGGTTCAAGGGGTAAAGACCCTTGACAAGAAGAAGAAGTAACTGTGTTGTCTATCCGCCTCCCAGATAAACCAGCTAACTGTTTCAACATTGAATGTGTACTAAGCACTGGCGAAACACATTTTATTAGCACCAAGCGGTGCCAAACAGTCAACGTGTCGGAAGACACGGTAGAGATGATCGTGACCCCAATGCTAAACGGGGTTGCGAGCGAGCCTGTCGTTATAGACGTCAGTGCATACCACATCAATTTCAGGCACGCTGTGGGCGTAACGGTAGCATGACGAACAATGTCAGACTTACTAGACGAACTCAAGGAACGATTGGCGATGGGGCTGATCTCTAGGACTCTTACCACCTGTTCAAGGTGGGCTGAGCACCGAAGAGTCATGGGAGCGCCTCTCCCAGGTCCATACCGTTTCTTACACCACCCATGGTGCAAAGACATACATGACTCGTTAGCAGTCTTCAACACGACGATGAAGGCCGCGCAGATGGGGATGACAGAGATTGCCATCAACCGCGCGTTCTTTACCATCGATGTACTGAAGAAGGACGTGCTATATGTCTTGCCGACCGCCATCAACGCAAGCGACTTCGCTAAATCGCGTTTCAATACCGCTCTAATGTACAGTGATTACTTGAGCGGGCTGTTTACTGATACCAATACTGTAGGGCTTAAACAAGCGGGAGGCGTAAACCTTTACATCCGTGGTTCAAGAGGCGACAGCAACTTGAAGTCGATTCCGGTCGCCGTGCTTATCCTCGACGAACTGGACGAGATGAATGAAAAACAGATCTGGCTTGCACTCGAACGACTGTCCGGGCACAAGGAGAAATCGGTCTGGTCCATCTCGACTCCCACGGTCCCTAAGAAAGGTATCCACAAACTCTATCTTCAAGGTTCACAAGAGCATTACATCTTTGATTGCCCTCACTGCGGCCAAGCCACTGAATTGGTTTACCCTGAGTGTCTAGTGATTAAAGGTGAGACGATAACTGACCCAAAGGTCAAGGAGTCGTACATCATATGCAAAGAATGCCAAAAGCAACTGGACCACGAGACAAAACATCTATGGCTCCCTGGTGGAAATTCGAGATGGGAACGTACTGTTACGTGCGACGACGACCATCGAAGTTTCTATATCAACCAGCTATACAGTTACGCCATCTCCCCGGGCGAAGTGGCCCAAGCATATTTTCGCGGGTTAGGTGACGAAGCAGCCCAGGTAGAATTCATCAACTCAAAACTCGGATTGCCTTTCGTCCCTGATGGAGGGCAAATAACAGACGAAGAACTGGAGGATTCAGTGCGAAGATACACGAAGAAAGATCCCCGCCCAGCTATTGGGGGTACTCGAATGATTACCATGGGGATTGATCAAGGTAAATGGAATCACATTGTAGTAGTGGAATTTGACACTGCAGGCTCAGGAATAGATATCAACGCTGGCGCCAACGCCAAACTACTGTGGGAAGGTAAGATCGCTGCCAACGAGTTCACACATCTTGACAAGTTCATGCGTGAGTGGCAAGTGTTGGCCTGTGTGATTGACGCCGACCCTCAGATCAACGACGCCCGAAGGTTCGCCCGAAGGTTCCCTGGGTATGCTTACTTGTGTAGGTATCGCCGAGGCGTTACCGGGAAAGAACTGCAAGAATCAGAAGCAGATGGCGGCGCCCCTATTATCACTGTGGACAGAACAAACTGGTTGGACGCCTCAATGGGCCGTTTCCATTCCAACCGAATCCTTCTGCCAGCTGATGTGTCGCTTGAATTCAAAGAACATGTAAAAAACCTCGTAAGAACCTACGAGAAAGACGAAAATGGAAACCCACGGGCTGTGTATATTAACACCGGCCCTGACCACTTTGCTCACGCACTGAACTATGCTGAAATAGCCTTATCGTTGGCCGCAGGCGTAGTCACCGCAGGCGACGTGACAGATAAAGTAGTATAAGAGGATCAAAATGCCGAACGTCTCTGACAAACCTCGTTTGATCGATATGCGGAATCCCCGTTATGTTGATGACTCACTTTATTGGAACGCGTGGCGAGAGTGTTACAATGGAGGTGATGATTACCTTCGGCTGAACCTTACCAAGTTTAGTGACCGTGAGACAGCTGAGGATTTTAAGATCCGTAAATCCAACACCCCAATCCCGGCGTACGCCAAGTCGGCCTTGAAAGATGTCAGAAATTCCATCTTTCAGAGACTCCGCGATGTTGTCCGACGGGATGGCTCCCCTGATTACATGAAAGCCGTAGCAGGCGAGGGTGGCGGTGTTGATAACAATGGCGCGTCAATGCAGAGCTTCATCGGAATCGAAGTTCTGACAGAGGTCCTTATGATGGGCCGCAGCGGGATCTACATTGATGCACCTGTCTCTGAAGGATTGACGTTAGCCGATGTTAAGGACACCCGTCCGTATGTGTACAATTACTGTGTCGAAGACATCCTGGCCTGGTCGGTCTCAAAGCCATCAAAGCCTAGTCAGTTCAGTGCTGTGCTGCTTCGAGATCGTGGTGTGGACTACAATACGATACTAGATTATGGCGTCCAACTTCCCGCTGGTTCCTACACTCGATATAGGTTGGTCTGGATCAACAAAGTCACCGGCAAGGTCAACATGATGTTCTATAATGAACAGAACCTGCCGATCACTCCTGCTGGCGACTTGACCACGCACGATGATGTGATCGAACTTGACCTCGACACTATCCCGTTCGTCCTAATTGATATCGGGGGCTCAATCCTGAAGGATGTGTGTAATCACCAGAAGGCCCTCCTGAACCTAGGCTCCAGCGACGTCGCGTATGCTTTGAGGGCTAACTACCCCTTCTACATTGAACAGAAGGACATGCGTAACGTCGGCTCCCACTTGAAAAGCCATATTGATGATGATGGGTCATCCACTACGACGCGGAACGAGGAAGCAGGCACACAGGCCCGCACAGGAGTCTCACACGGCCGCGAATACGACCTGAAGGCCGAAGCACCTCAATTCATACATCCTTCCCCTGAGCCCCTCCTGGCGTCGATCAAGCTCCAAGAGAAGTTGGAAGACGATATCCGCAAACTGGTCAACCTCAGTGTCCAGAACAAGTTGGGCCAGCGTGTCACGTCCGCCGAGGCAATGAAACTGAGCGACCAGGGCCTGGAAGCCGGTCTGTCCTACATCGGGCTCGTGCTAGAAGGCGCGGAGCGCAGGATTGCCACGCATTGGGCCTCGTATGAGAATACCAACAAATCCAAGCGCCAGGTGGCGGTAATCAAGTACCCTGACCGGTATAGCCTCAAGAACGACGAAGACCGAATCAAAGAGGCTAACGACCTCGCCAAACTGATGTTCACGGTTCCTGGTGAGACTGTCAAGAAAGAACTGGCCAAGAATATCGTCAATGCCCTGCTTTCTGGTCGCGTCAGCGTCGATAAGCTGACTGACATCTACAAAGAGGTCGATACGGCCGATTACACGACCAGCGACCCTCAGGTCATCATCCAGTCCCAGGAAGCCGGCCTGGTCGGTGAGAAGACGGCCTCTAAGGCCCTTGGCTTCGGACCTGAGGAATATAAGCTGGCACGCATCGACCACGCGGCCCGGGCTATCCGCATCCTCCAGGCACAGACCTCGGCAATGGGCGCCCCTGGCACCGAGCCGAAACAGCCTCCAGGAGGGCAGGCGCGAGGCGTAGACGACCTAGGAATAGACAAGGGTGAGGGCAAGGCCGAGCGAGACGCCGCCACCTCCACCGAACTCGAAACAGACAAGAAGAAGCCCCAGCGTGGGGACGGCAAATCTCTCAGTAAGGGTGAATAATCACAACCGGCAGGACGAGGATTCCTGGACGCGGTGGCAGGCCACTAGGAAAACGTGAGGACGCAACGGACACGCGGTCATTCATTTACTTTCACTTACTTGAGGCGGGGAAACGGCCTCAGAAATGGAGTTGCCGAAGTATAAGGGCGTGCTATGTCCGAACTAGATAACAGAGGTCTCAGAGCGAAAGAATTTAGAACCATCATAAGATGGAGCCCTATCGCGGGCAGTGCCATCGTCAACGCGTGTATGCTGACGCCCGCAGACACATGTCTCGAAGTTTCAGCGATTCACACATGTGAACAAGCTGTCAAAATGGACTTCTGGGAAGGGTTTAGTGTTTCTGACCTTGGGATACCTATCCTTAGTAGCTGTCGGAACAGGAACTACCCCGACCCTGTTGAAGCACCGATTTATCAAGACTGCGTAATGGACACCACGGGTGCCAATAAGGTACTGACATACTACATAGGGTCAGTGGTCAATGAGTGTGGCGGCGAATTACGTGAAGACTCCTGGGTTTTGCGGCCAGAAACCTGGTACGCACTTGTCTTTGAGAATCTTATCAAAAAAGACCAAACGATTCACACCGTATTAAACTGGCGAAGACACCAACACTAGGATTAACGATGGCTTACTACGGAACACTTACTGAGGCGAATACCTATTTCGCAGCCCGCTTGCATTCTAGTACGTGGGAAGACTCCACGTCTACCGACAAGCCCAAGGCGTTGGAGCAAGCCGCCCGCATCATTGACAATCTAAACTATCGCGGCGTGAAGAACCCCGTCTACCTGGTGCTCTTTGACTCCGATGGAGACAGGGTGCGTCCGGCCCCGACCCAGGCTGTTATCATGGCGGCCGACTCGACGCAAGAACTTGAGTTTCCCCGTGGTTCGGACACTTCCGTCCCTACTCAGATTAAGTATGCGCAATGGGAAATCGCATTAGCCCTTCTGGACGGCTTTGATCCAGATGTGGAACTTGAGAATTTACGTGCTATCAAGCACAGTTACGCCACTGTCCGGACAACCTACTCGGGCGAAGACGTAAGTAGTGAGTACATCATGTATGGTATCCCAAGCGGTGTAGCCTGGCGATATTTGAAACCATACTTGGTTGATACGAACATCATTAAAATCAGTAGGGTTGACTAACTTTAGTTAGGAGCGCACAGATGGCTTACTTGAACACCCCGATGCTTACATGTTACGAAGGCGACGTACCCGCCCCGGCACCAGTACCCGCCCCGGCACCAGTACCCACCCCGGCACCAGTACCCACCCCGGCACCAGTACCCGCCGAAGAGAGTTTCACGCAGGATGATGTGAATACGTTCCTCGCAGAGGACCGACGCAAGCACCAGGATAAGTACAAGACCCTTGAGACCAGCTATCAGCAGATCCTTGATGACAAAACGCTCGCGGCCGAACAGCGTGTTCGCATCGAGACGGAACTCCAAGATTTGCAGAAGAGTTTTCGGACCAAGGAACAGCAAGCTGAGTTCGACCGGAAGCAGCAACGCAACCAGTACGAACAGGAGTTGACCACTGAAAAGACAAACTCCGCACGATGGGAAGAGATGTACAAGGATCAAGTGATTCAGACATCGCTTCAGGACGCTGCTATCAAAGGCGACGCCTACAACTCGACACAGATCATCAGTCTGTTGAAGCCTATGACTCAACTAAAGGATGAAGTCGGACCGGATGGAGCCACAACCGGTAAACTCGTTCCAGTGATTGATTTCGCTGATGTTGACGAAACCACCGGAGATGCAATCAAGACCCTAAGAACACCTACAGAAGCCGTACAACGAATGAAAGAGCTTACCGACCTTTATGGTAATCTTTTCCGCGTCAACGTTGTCAGTGGAGTAGGATCTGGGTCCGCTACTGGTGGCGCATCACCAGGGCCAAGCGGAAGCGTTGACGTAACCAAACTGACCTCGGCCCAGTACCGAGAAGTCAGAGAGAAGAACCCGGAACTTCTAGGCTTACGTCCCCGCAATTAACCCGGGGTTCGATTTAACCCTAACTTCCTTTCAACACTAGGAGTTCAATATGAACTTTCTTAACACTCCTGAGTTGGCCTGTTATGCCAACGACAACGATGCGATGATCCCGGAACTGTGGGCGAACGAAAGCCTCGCGATCCTGGAAGAGAATATGGTTATGGCCCGCTTGGTCCACCGTGATTTCTCGATGGAAGTTGCCAACCATGGCGACGTCGTGAACACCCGGCGTCCCGCCGAGTTCATTACCAAGCGTAAGACTGACAGTGACAGTGTCTCCAGTCAAGACGCGACTGTCACGAATGTTGCGGTTCCCCTGGATCAGCACATCTATGTGACTTTCACGATCAAGGATGGCGAAGCCAGCAAGTCCTTCCAGGACCTGGTAGATCTATACATGGCTCCGGCCGCGATGCAGATCGCTCGCTCGGTTGACCGTGTTCTCATTGGTCAGGCTCCCCAGTTCTCTACCAATCAGGTCGGTCGTTTGCTCGAAATGACAAGCGCGAACGCCAAGGAGTTCATGCTCGCCGCTCGCGAGAAACTGAACGACAATAAGGCCTACACGGCTGGTCGTAATTTGGTTCTGACGTCGTCTTCGGAAACTGACATGCTCGCCACCGAACTGTTCATCAGTGCTGAGAAGCGTGGTGACAACGGTACCGCGTTGCGTGAAGCCTCGTTGGGTCGTATCCTCGGCTTCGACACGTTCATGGATCAGAACGCTCCGTTCCGTACAGCCGCAGCGGCTGATCGGGCGACAGATGGTAATCACACCGCTGGCGCCGCCCCTGGCGACACTGGCAACAAAGCGTTCACCTCGGCGTACACCGTCGTTGTCGGTGAGTATGTCTGGATCACAGGTGAAGGTCAGCTTCACGAGATCAAGGCTCTCACAGGTACCACCAGTGGTATCACGCTGAATGACCCGTATGTCAACACTGTTGCGGTCAACGCCGTCGCACATATCTACAAGAGCTGTGACGTCAACGGGACACGGGCCGCTGGCTATGCTAAGGAAATCCAGCTCGACGGTTTCGCCTCGGGTCTGGGTCCTGTTACAGGTCAGATTGTTTCTTTCGGTACCACCAATGGTAGCGATCGTCATACCTACACGATCATCGAGACCACCACTGTCAGCGCGACAGAGGTCTCAGTTCTCTTGGATCGTCCGCTGTCCGCCACTGTTTCCGATGGTGACCTGGCGTTCCCCGGCCTGGCTGGCTCGCTGAACCTGGCTTTCCATCGTAACGCTATCGCGCTCGTCACGCGACCTTTGGCTCTGCCGAATACCGCCCTCGGTGTCCGCTCGGCTGTTGGTAGCTACAATGACGTCGCAATGCGTGTTTCCATGCAGTACGACATCAGCTCGATGGGCACAATCGTGACCCTCGATCTGCTCTGTGGTGTCAAGGTTCTTGATACGAACCTCGGCTGCTTGATGCTTGGCTAAACCCCTTACCCTGCCAGGGGCCCCACTCTCGGGGCCCCGGGTGGGTTTTTATTTTATATGGAGCCTTTAATGCGCGAACACAATCTATACAATGATACAGCAGACAACTTCCACACTGGTCGCAAGGTAGTTGGCAACACAGTCGTTCAGGTTGTCACCGTTACCTTAGCAGACCTCGTAAAAGGCATCCAAGTGAAAGCTGGCGCTGGCAACACAGACATCATCTATGTTGGTAAAGACGGCTGCACAGACGGCACCGCAGTGACCACTGATGGAATGCAACTATCCGCTGGCCAAGGCGTCTTTATCCCCGTCAAAGATGTCGCCCTCGTATATGCTATCGCAGACGCCGCTTCTCAAGATCTATACTGGTTGGCAATATGAACCGTAACCTGTTGTCCGGATATCGGTACACGTTGTTTGTAGGAGTTGGCGCCGATATGGGCGATGGCTCTGGCCCTCCTGCGGTAGTCGGGTTTAATGTACATGCCGATGGGACTACAGACCTCATAGCCGTCGTGACGAAGTCTGCTGGCGCAGCAACCGAATGGGACTTAGGCGACTCGACCACCAACACGGCCAATAGCATTACCCGCACCTATGCTGCGCCTGGCGATTACACCGTGACCTTTGATGCCCTTGACGCTAACATAACTGCGATCACGCTTAGCGATTCGGGTTTGACAGCCGCCACCATACCTGCCACCTGGACCAATGTTACCTTTATTGCTTTAGGTAATAACAAACTTACATCTTTTGACACCCATCCAGAGTGGACTGCGTTGACATATATAAATGTCGTAAACAACACTGGATTGACAGCGTTTGTAGCTCACCCAGAGTGGACTTCTCTAGATCAACTACACATAAGCAACTGCGCTTTTACTTCGTTTGACACTCATTCGGCGTGGCCAATTACAAAGTTGCAAATCTACTTAAACAGTGGCTTGTCATCCTTGATTGTTCACTCAAGTTGGACACTACTTACTTGCTACTTGCAGAGCTGTAACCTGAACGCCGCTGTCATTGATGCTATCCTGATTACAGTAGATGTGTCGGGAGCTACAAATGGTTTTATGAATTATAGTGTAAACCCAGGTGCAGCCGACGTCAGCCGTAGTGGCGCCGCAGCGACGGCTAAAGCGGCCTTAATATCTGACGGATGGGTGATAACAATATGATCGAGCAAACGAAGAATATGCTGGCACTGTTCAAGGACGGGAAACTCCACGTGGTCATCGAGTCCAAAGGGTGTACCACTTTTTATGACCCTGCACAGTATACACACGTCGAAGGCGACACGCTGGCGGCTGTTATAGTAGGGAAGGTAAAACCCACTCCTAAAGAAGTCAGGGATGCTTTCCACACGAAGACTGACGAAGAGATAATTACCTTCTGCAGCTCCATAGGGATCTAGGCAAAGTCGGCCGACCTCAAGAAACCAAAGTAGGAAACGACGCCCATGGAGATGATCAATATATTTAGGGACTTCGGTCCAGTCATCGGCATTATCATATTTTTCATCTGGAGAGACTGGAAGAGAGAAGACAAACTTCAGGAACGTGTAACACGCCTGGAATCATACCAGCAAGAAACACTTGTCAAACTTATCACTGACACTACCCAAGCCCTGGCTCAGAACAGCGAGTTCTTGAAATGGTCAGGACAAATTATACAGAGTTGCCCAGGACGGAATAATGGCACGATCTAATTACAATCTCATTCGCTTCATTCGTAATTGCATTTACAAGATGAAGAAAGAGTATGGAAGCCCCATAACCGTGTACAAGTTAGGGTCCGTTGACACAGACTACGAGTCTGGTGTGAAGACCGCTACACGCACATCCTATCAGATCACTCGCGCAGTAGTCCTTCCCGTGAACATCAAGCGGGAAGTCATCCAGTCCATCAGTCTAATTTCCGCCAACAAGAAGATCGTGCAAGGCGGAATGTATGACGTCGGTATGCGAACGTTCATCATTGATCGTCGCGACGCCCAGTTTACCACTCTTGCCAATGACGATTGGATTGTGTACGACGACAAACGCTACGATATCAAGGCAATCGAAGAATTTGAACAACGTACCGCGTGGCTTGTAATAGCCCGCGAACTTGAGGGCGTCGTGCCCGCACAGGACTTGCCCGCGAGCGGCAATGACTATTTACTTGACATGACACAGTCGGCAAGTGCCACTGTGGCCTAACTTAGGAGCTTAATATGGCTGGTTGGACGAACAAAGGCAAATACAAGGTACTGGGTTGGGCCATGCGTGGCGAAACCATTCCTACCAATTTCTATGTCGCACTGGTGACAAGTGCTGTGGCCCCTGCGGCCGATACCAACACCTTCACGGAATTGACCGAGATCACCGCTGGCAATGGCTACACTACAGGTGGCTACGAACTCACACCGAATAGTACCGACTTCGATGTCTGGACAGAAGATGATGGCAGCGATCTTGCATTACTTGAGATTAAGGACATCGTTTGGACCGCTTCAGGGGGGACTATCCCTTCGGCAGATGATGGCGCACGTTACGCCGTCTTGACAGACAACAACGGCTCCGTCTCGGCTCGTGAAGTGTTCTACTACTGGGATCTGACCAGTAACCGCTCGGTTTCTAACACCCAGACCCTTACGTTGCAAGACACGACGATTCGTATTACCGAAAGCTAAGCATGGGTTGGTACAATTCCAGCTGGTCGAAGCGTGTTGGGATTACTGTTGACGCTACCCACATTGACAGTGATCTAACCGACTTTTGCTGTCTAATTGATGAACGCGATTTGCCAACATCATTTTGGACTTCTGTAGATTCCGACGGGGATGATATAGTCGTAACGTCTTCGGACGGCACGACTAAACTCAGTCGGGATCTTACAGAGTGGGATAGCACTGCTAACACTATGACAATGAGGGTGAAAATCCCCACATTAAGTAGTTCGTCTAACACAGTTTTGTATCTGTATTATGGTAACTCTGGCGCCACGGAAACAAATGACACAGCTGCATACCGATCCGAGATAGAATGTCATTACCCTTTAGGGGTAAACGATAACGCTGGGGGGTCTTTAGAATGTGACGACCGCACCGATAATAATGTTGACTTGGTTTCATCTGGTACGATGACCGATGTTGATGTTGTTGATGGGCATGTAGGTAAGTCAATAGACTTTGATGGTAGTAATGACCATTTATTTATCGCGGACGCAGAAAACTTATCCTTCGGGAATGGCTCAAGTGATGTCGCCTTCTCAGTAAGTTTCTGGATGCGTGCCGACGTCACGACGCCCGGTAGCATTGTAGCAAAATCCCACGTCTTCAACGGAGGTGAGTGGTATGTTCATTGGGCCAACAGTAAAATATACTTTAGGTGCGTTGACCACTCATCGAGTGGCTACATAGGTAGGGTCCCTACTACTACCTTATCTACCGCGACCTGGCATAAGGTGACTTGTACTTATGATGGTAATAGCTCATCTGGACTGAAAGTATACTACAATGGAGTATTAAAGTCTCTGGACACTTCGTCTCAGACCCCTTACACTGCGATGGAGAACACGGCGTATGACTTCAAGATAGGTGCCCGTGATGCCTCCGTTCGTTTTAATGGCAAGGTAGACGAAGTCTTTGTTTCTCGTGAAGAGCTATCTGCTGAACACATTAAAGCGTCATATAGGAATGATACCCCTGCCACTTACACTTTCTACGCGGTAGGTTCAGAAGAACTTGTACCTATTATCGTAGTCATGCCAGACGCCAGCGCGATTGGCACATCAGAGTCAAACAATGTCATAGAAGGATCTGAATGGTATAACACAGACTGGAGTCACCGTGTAAAGGTCGATGTAGACTACACAGAAGTCGACAGTAATCTTACAGATTACATCATGCTGCTTGATGAGCGCGACTTACCCTCCACCTTCTGGGATAACACTAGAACAGATGGTTATGACGTACTGGTCACCACTGGAGACGGAGTCACTGCCTTAGATAAAGACACATCTGAATGGAGCGACACCGACGAGACTTTTGTCACTCGTGTAAAAGTTCCTTATCTGTCGGCTACGTCCAATACCTGCCTGTACATTTATTATGGAAAGGCCGCTGCTTCCACCGACCTCAGTACCGACACGGCATATGGTTCAGACGTCATAACCCACCATGCGTTGAATGGCGACCCATCAGATGCCGCGCCCCAACAGCTTGACAGGATATCTACTGGCTTTGATTTTAATTGCTGGACTATGGATTCTAGTGACCTTGTTGACGGGCAAGTAGGTAAAGGTTTAGAATTTGATGGGAGCATAGAATTTCTGTACGGGGACGATTCTGATGTGTGGTCTTTTGGAGATGGTTCAAGTGATACACCTTTCTCAGTGTCTGTCTGGTTTTATGCTGCCCTTATAAATCCCTCTTCAAAGTATTTCATAAGCAAGACTACGGATAAGACTGAAGGCGAATGGTACTTACAGAATTTTGAGGATGATCTATACTTTAGATGTGTTGATGACTCTTCCGGCGATTACATAGGTGTACTGGCAGCCGCTAGCATACCTTCCACCACCACTTGGTACAAACTGGACTTCACTTATGATGGGACAAGTTCATCCACAGGGATGAAAATCTACCGGGATGGTGTCAAACTCACCACTTCTGACTCTAGTTTTGGCTCTTATGTGGCCATGGAAAATACCACGGACCTTCCTAGAATGGCTAGGGAAGGCTTCGGCATCTTCCACTTCCCTGGGAGGCTAGATGATGTTTTTGTGCGTGATTCTGTATTTGCCGCCGACCACATTAAATCTGCTTATCTGAATGAGAAAACGTCCTCCACTTTCTATACGGTAGGCTCAGAAGAATCAACTTTACTTATAACTACTACCCCGGCGTCAGCGATAGGTGATACGGTAGACCCGGCAATCATTGAGGGCAGCCTGTCGATAACCTCAGACGCTTCGGCTATAGGTGACACGGTAGACCCCACTATTCCTAGTGGCCAGTCTATTATCGTGATAGCCACGGTTAGCGCCGTTGGAGACAACCCTGCTCCCAACATTCATCTAGGTGACTCAACGGTCTTTGAATCGTTTTCAGATGCTATCGGCGACACCACCCATCCACCAGTTATCAATGGGGACCTTCAGATACACGTCGCTGTTAGCGCAACAGGCAGGACCAAGAACCCCGACTATCCTGGCAACCCTGGCTGGTATGATTACGCATGGGCGCACCGGGTACGAATCGACTTGAACTGCGACGTAGTAGGCGCAGATCTCGCCAACTTCGAGGCCTTGATATCGGAAGACAACCTACCAGCCGCCTTCTGGCCTTTGGTCAGCGACGGGGGCGATATTATACTTACCTCGGTCGATGGCGAAACACAATTAGACCACGATATTATCGAATTCGATTCATCTGCCGAGACCATGTCTATGCGAGTTCGCATTCCGACATTGTCAATGGTATCAGACACAATCATCTACCTGTACTATGAGAACCCAACGGCCACTGATGCCAGCACAAGTGACACGTATCGAACAGCCACGAAGGTGTATCAACCTTTGTGGGAGGAAGACGACGGACCTGGCAACAAAGACTTCCTTGACAGGACCAGTCAAAGCAACGATATGCACGCTTGGGGAAGCGGGGGAGTAGATCCGGCTGGTCGCGTCGACGGACAAGTAGGGTATGCGCGAGAACTGCCCAGCTTAAATGATTTCATCGAGACTGACGCACCTAGCGGAATGGATTTCAGCACTGGGACAGTCGATTCGGCCTTCTCAGCGTCAATATGGGCAAGGGCTCGTTTAGGGGCCGAGGCGATGGGCCTAATAGGCCGCCCGCGACCTGGGTTGACGGATGGCCTCTGGGTGACTAATGTGTCTCTGGACCGGTACACCTTCAGGCTTATTGACGATGACGCAAATGCCTTGATTGAGGTAGCCAGCACAGTCAACCACCTCCTCGGCGACTGGCATAAATGGGATTTCACCTATGATGGCAGTAGCGCCACCAGTGGCCTGAATGTATATGTTGATGGGGTGTTGCAAAGCACCACTTCCAATACCAGCGGCGCGTACGTCGCCATGGATTACCCCAATACAATCAACTTCCGGATCGGCCTGTCTGACTCTTCTCAAACTCGATTCTTTGATGGGGCTATAGATGAAGCTGTAGTCCGCGAGGAAGAGACTTCAGCCGAGTACATTTGGACTTCATATTTCAACGAACATACGCCTGCCTTGTTCCAGGACGTAGGGATAATCGAAAACTCACCAATAGTCCTGACGACCCCCTCAGACGCCATTGGAGACACCCTCGACCCAACGATCCTCAGCGGAAGCCTGGCAATATCAGGGCGGCTGGTGGATGCTATAGGAGACACCTTAGCGCCAGACGCCCTATATGGCTCCCTAACGCTCTTAGGCACGGCCACGGCTGTGGGGAGCGTTCTGGACCCAACTGTCTCGTATGGCAGCCTGGCGCTAGTAGCTGCCGTCTCAGTGGTAGGTGATACTCTTGCCCCGGCCATTCTGGCCGGAAGCCTGACAATCACGACCTTGGCTACAGCAATCGGCGATACGATTGACCCAACGGTAACGGCTGGCGGTGGGACAACGGTCTCGGCCACGGTCTCGGCCATCGGCGGCACGGTTGACCCAGTGGTCCTGCTAGAAGGCAGTCTCACGGTCTCGGCCACGGTCTCGGCTATAGGCGGAACGGTCGACCCCGAGGTCCTCCAGAGCAGCCTGGGCCTGACTACCACAGAGGCCGACGCGATTGGCAACACGGTCGATCCGACGGTCCTACGAGGCGACCTGACGGCGACCGGCACAGCATCAGCGATAGGAGACACGGTAGACCCGGCAGTGGCCTTTGGATCTATCACAATCATCTCGACCACCTCGGCTGTAGGCGACACAGTTGGCCCATCCGTCCTGACGGACAGCCTCAGTATCCTGACTACACCTGTTGATGCTATTGGCTCCTCAGTAGACCCGATAGTGGTCTATGGAAGCCTGTCCTTCACAATGGCCGCCGATGCGGTCGGCGACACGGTCGACCCGACCTTCCTTGTGGAAGGCAGCGCGGTCATCATCGGCCTGACAGTCTCAGCCAAGGGTGACACGCTAGGCCCAACATACGACGTCGTTTCGATCGGCTTGGAACTAGACAACGTGGCCAGATGGATTTTCTCGTCGGTCGCCGCCCACTTTGAGCCAATAGCCAATGAATTGGACTTGCTGTACCATGTGGAGGGCATTGACGAGCGCGGCGACGGAGTGTCAAGAAATGACAGCATAGAACTCCGCTTGACCGGGCCTAACATTAAAGCGTCAAATGGCAAATACCTTATCAGCACTGAAATCAATGTCCTTCTGACAAACTACATGAAGATGATTGAGGACACTTACTCGCTGGTAGATTGGACCGGTAAATTTCAAGCAGAGATGCTAGAACGAATCCCAATCTACAAACTAGGCACAGGTGTCTACGATGACGGAACTTACTTGGGTTGCCTAGTGCCCGATACTAAGTTTGGCGTTAAGGCTTACTACCTCGGACAAATTAGTAATGTGGACAGGATACGCCAATCTGAGGTAGATGGGGTATATAAAATGGAAGTGACATTCTAATGACTCAACTGCCTGACCAACTTGGAAGGTGGGTAATTACATCCTTGGCCACTAAGTTCGACCCGGTGTCCAGCGGCATAAGCTTGCCCTTTTATGTAGATGGATTGGATGAGCGCTCAGACGCCATAGTTCATTCTGATCACGCAGAGTTACGATTCACCGGCCCTTTCATCACTGAGAAGAGTGCCGGATACTACAAGATACAGATGATGGTCAATGTGTTGTTGACTAGATATATGGGGATGACCTCTAACGCTTATTCCTTGGTAGACTGGGCGGGAGAGTTTCAACGCGTCATGTTGGAGCCTATCCCAGTTTACAAATGGGGGTCAGGTGAAGATTTACTAGGATGCCTAGTGGTCGCGAACAAGAAGGAATCTGTGAAGATATTCCACTTTGGACAGATCAGCAATGTTGACAGAATTAGGCAGTCCGAAGTGGATGCCTTGTACACAATGGAATTGAAAGTCTGATGGCAGTAGCCGAGAGAAACCTTGCGCGGTGGATATTCTCGTCTGTCGCTGCCCACTTTGAACCGGTTTCGGCCGGGTTGCTTTTACCTTACTATGTCGAAGGCGTCGATGAACGCTCTGAGGACATTGTACGGGACAGCCGAACAGAATTACGTATCACTGGCCCTTTCATACGTGAGATGGGCCCTAGTGACTATCGTGTCGATGTTACGGTAAATATCTTGCTCACTCAACAGATGGCGATCGTTGGCGCGGACGCTTATTCTATTGTAGGTTGGGCAGGGAGATTTCAAAGGTCTATGTTAAGTGGCATCCCAATCTATAAGTTTGGTGATGGTGCAGACGATGATGGCACTTTGATAGATTGCCTCCGCGTGGCGGGGCCAACTAAAGAAGTGAAGATCTTCCACTTCGGACAGATTAGTAACACGGATAGGTTAAGGCAGTCCGAAGTAGATGCCGAGTACACAATGGATTGGTCCCTTTAATTTAACCATAGGAGCCTTAACATGGCACGCATCGAACTTCGAGACGTTACTATCTATCTTGAGGACGGGTTCAGTGGTACGGCTGTAATCGAAGAAGCCACACCCACCGACGCAGATTTGGATATGGACGTCAATACGGTCAACACTACCAACACCACAGCGGAGATTGCTGTTGTCGGTGGGCGGTTCACAGTGAACACCGCCAATAGCACGACCATCTACACCATCACTGGCACAACCGAGACGGCCAACGAGACGACGAACATTGAGTTCACGCCCGCGCTGGCAACGGCCAATCAGATTCCTGCGGTATCCGACGTTATTACGTTCCTACCCCAGCGATTGGAAGTTAAGATCGGTGAAGGCAATCTTACATATTCCGAGAAGAAGGAATATGAGTACCTGCGAGATCGTGGCAACCTTGACACAGTCAAGGAAGGCGACGAGCAGCCGGTCGAAGTCAGCCTTGAGTTTGTTTATGAGTACCTCCGCTCGTCCAGTGGTGGTGACATCACACCTGTGGATGCCCTCAAGCAGATCGGAGAGGCCAGCGACTGGATTTCCAGTTCGTCTGACCTTTGTGAGCCTTACGCGATCGACATGCGTGCGAAGCACTGTGTCCCGTGTGGCACCGACGAGGACGAAGACGTCCTGTTGCAGGACTTCCGTTGGGAAAGCTTGGACTATGATCTCCAGTCTGCCACCATTGCGGTAGCCGGTAAATGTAACGTTAGTGACGCGACCGTGACCCGGTCGACCGATACTGAATGCTAATCCCTGGGGGCGGGGGTGACCCCGCCCCATCTTTTTTCAGCGCCTAATTGGAGAACATTATGAAAATAGGAAATGTAGAAATCACCCGTTGCGAGCAAGTTCTTGTTTTGCCTCGGTTGGACAGCGAAGATATTGTCTTCCGCGCCACTGCGGTGAGTTCGATGGACGAATTCAACGCAATATGTCCTGAGCCTAAGGCTCCTGGCATCCGCACCAAGGATGGCTTTAAGCCCGACACTAAGGACGAAGGCTACCAGCAGTTGGTGTCCTTGCACGGCGACAAGCGACTGGCGTTCATTGTTATCAAATCCCTTGAACCTAGTAATATTGAATGGGACGAAGTCAATATCGAAGACCCTACCACATGGACTAAGTGGCAGGAAGAGTTGTTGGACGCCGGCCTGTCGAACATCGAGGCAAACCGTGTCGTAGCCTGTGTCATGGAAGCCAACGCATTGGATGAAGGAAAACTGAAAGAAGCCCGTGATTCTTTTCTACTTGGTCTGGCTCAGGAGTAGGCAAAACGCTATGGCCCCCTTACCAGACAATGGATTTCGCGATCTGGGAGGGGTGCGTGGCAGTCGGAGTCAGGCCCCCTAATTGTGCTGAATGTTGGGAAGATTGTAACGTCAAAACGAAAGCGAAAATTATCGCTTACCGTCAAGTGTCTGAGCACCTTAGAGTGAAAGAACTCTGTGAGACACTGAAAGCAAGAGGCGGAATGTGAAAATACAGGTATCAATACAATGGTTCAAGTTCGACGCCTTAGCATATGAACGTGACCTAAAAACTTACATGGATGACTTTATCCAGAAGTCTGGACGCGTTTGGCTAGAGGCCGCTGTGAACAAGATACCGATTCCAACTTGGTCCGGTGCGTCCCGGGCCTCGTTTCAGAAGCTGGCGACAGAACTAGGAACCACGGTCACCGTGGGCCCTCGCGCCGCCAGCAACTGGAAGGATCGGACAGCCCTCGGCAGGTCAACTAGCCAAGGAAGCAAGGTAATAAGTGACCAGTCGAAAGACTTCTATGGCTTTGTGTTTGAATCTGATCTTCGTTACCTAGAGTATAACGAAAAGCACACTGCTTCTCCTGGCGAACCTCCGCAACCGAAGTGGAAAACTATTGCTAACACCCCATATGGGTTTATGGAACTCGGCAACGCGGCATGGCGAGCATATGCCGACAAGGTCAAACTTCCAGAACCTCTTAAAAGTAAATTCCTGAAAAAATTCAAGGTGGTCTAATGCCCGGAACTGAAAACAAAGTCGGTATCGATGTCTCCAGTGCGTTGGCATCTCTGTCTAAGCTTCGAGTGTCTTTTGATGACACGGGAAAAACAATCAAGAACTTTGCGGGCGCAACGAAAAAGGAATTCAACATCTCAGGGGCGTTGAAGAAAATAGACCAAGATGCCAAGAAAGCTAAGGAAGCCTTAGCTAAGCTTGCTAAAGAAGGGACTAAAGCCGGGAAGGCATTACAGGTCGCAGGGAAGAAGGGAGCCCAAGCAGGTAAGAGCATGACCTTATCCTGGCAGACTATGGCGCGTGTCATTCAGACTCAGGTAATTGTACGAGCCTTAAATGCTATAAAGAACGCTTTCATTGCATCTGTAGATGAAGCCAGGAAATTCGGATTATCAATAGCTGAAATTCAGACTATCGCTAATAATGCTTTTGGATCTAACAGTAGACTGGCCGGGTCTGTAAAAACCCTCGCCGATGAACTGGGTAGGACCTCTCAAGAAGTGGCTGAAGGTCTGTATCAAACTTTGTCCAATCAGGTGGTGGAAGCTTCTAGGGCGTTCCAATTCTTAGCCACTGCTCAGAAGTTAGCCACCATTACTGCCAGTTCTACTGCGGATGCGGTAGGGGCTATCTCTTCCGTAATGAATAGTTATGGGGAGGCTGCCGGGAGCGCTGCCGAAACCAGCGACATCTTGTTCAAGGCCGTGGAACTTGGACGATTGCGTCTCGCAGATATTGCTAATGTGCTCGGGCGAGTCACTCCCCTCACGGCTGAGCTAGGCATCTCATTCAAAGAGGTGGCAGCGACGTTGGTTGTGATGACCAAGCAAGGTACAAAAGCCGACACGGCTTTGACGCAGATACGCGCCATCACTCAGAAACTTCTGAAACCTACTGAGAAGATGACGGAGCTGTACAAGAAGTGGGGTGTAAGAGACGGAAAACAAGCTATTAAAACTTTCGGAGGATTGCGAGGGGTTCTAAACAAAGTTTGGCAAGAGACTGGCAAGAACGCCGCCGAAATGGCCAAGTATTTTAACCGGGTCAGGGCCGCTGTTGGTGTCCTCAGTGCTTTGAACAAGGATGGCAAAGAACTGGAAGACACTATGAGGAAAATGGCCGAGGCGACCAATGCAGCCGAGGAAGCATGGAAAGAATTCACTAAGTCTGAGGCGCACCAACTGACCGCGTCAATCAACAGGTTAAAGAACTCCCTTGTTACCTTTGGTACAACTATCCTTCCAATTGTTAATATTTTCGTTGTAGGTTTTAATAAAATTTTCGAGACACTGGGCAACTTCTTCGACGGGGTAGACAGTAGGGTAGACGTATTTAATGCAAAACTTGAAGTAGATCTAAAAAGGGCTAATGAGATATACGAGGAAGCTCTTGCAGAGTGGCCCAGTATAACCGCCGAAGAGATAGACAAGGTTCTGGCCGAAGAATATAGGTTACTGGCCGAAGGTAATATTATATGGGACCAGCACACTGCACACATTGAAACCACTATGTCAGCGCTCTCCGACTCAGTAAAATCCGCGTTGGAGGACATGTTTGATACAGGGGCGATAGGGGATACAGTAAGAGACGCCGCAGCCGGTTTTGACAAAGTATCAGAAGGTCTGGATAAGGCGTTGAAAGCAAACAAGAAAGAATCAGGCGAAAGTAAAGGTAGAGGGGCCATAAATAATAGCCTCAGTTTAAGCAGGGACTTTAATAAGGCGGTCTCTGAACTTGCTGCTTTTGAAGGCAAGATTTTCACCGCCGACCACTTAAAGGCATCTCAAGAAGCCGCGAAACATGCTAAAGAGTTGGCCAAGCTAGGTATTGAGTCTGCTAAAACCAGTGGCAAAACATGGAAAATGGCTAATGCCGAAGCCAGATACCAGAAGGTACTGAAGACAGAGAAGGGCGTCTTAGAGACCTCTAAGAAAATGCACTTGCAAAGACAGGACGCCATCAAAAAAGCCAATGACGAGCTGACTAAAGCTGAAGATAGGCGTAAGGCTTCCATTCCTGCTCTGACAAAACTATTTGAAAATCTGGCTGATGCCGAAACCCCCGAGCAATTTGCACAAATTAAATCTAAAATTGCCAAGGAGTTACAGGAAGGTGATAAGCAGATACAGAAATGGTTAGATAAGAATAAAGCACTTTTAGACGACATGGGTCTAGGGAAGTTAGCGGATGAATACCAGAGCGTTACCCAGGAAAAACTAGAGTCAATGAGTATTGACTGGAGTAAGCAAGTAAAGCAGATGCAGGAGGCATTTAATAATGCTGATTTAATAGTCAAAGCCACGATAGATCCAACAGGAGAGAAAACCGAGGCCACGGAGGGCGTACTAGGTAGGGAGAAGGGGCTCAAAGAATCTTCGTCGGATTTCCTAAGTGAAGGAATCGACGCGGCAAAAGAAATCGTTATCGCAAATGACCTCCGTGAGTCCCAACTGGAGGCTCAACAGAAAGTTGTTGAGCATCTTAAAGGTCCTCTTAAATCAGCTTACCAGGAACTCGGGGCGACCGTCAGGGAGGTGTACCAAAACCAGACAAATTCACCTAGTGAGTTATTGGCCCAGGTGGATGTAATGCGAAATAGGACAATTTCTATTGCTGAATTGACAAGTAAATATGGTGAGAATTTAGAATCTACTAGGCCTAAACTTGCCGCATACATAGAACAATTGAAATCGGTCAGCGAAACCTTACTTGCAGGTAAGGAACTCACTGATAATCAAACCGCCTCCATGGAGGGAGCTAAAACTGCTTATGAGTCTTCAACAGAAGTGGTAACAGGTACCAAAGAAGCTTTAGAAGGAGTGACACTTGCCGTCAAAACAGCCGATGCCGCACTAAAGAAAGTGGAAAATAAGAAAATTGAGCCTATAGACGAAAAGGCCTTGGCCAACGCTAAAGCGCTGCTGTTCTCTGTTCTCTCGGAGGCCGAAAAAACTAAGAATGCTATGGAAGGAACTAACACTGCCATCACTTCTGCTACCACCAATCTTCCTGCTATGGCGACCGCCACTGGAGGTGTAGCCACCGCCACTGGGACAGTAGAAAAAGCCTGGGATGGTGTAATCTCGAAGATTGGAGCCGCCGCTGCCGCAGCCGTCAAAGCCATTGCACAGATAGCCGCCGCCACTGCGGCGGCAACGGCAGCAAAGGCAGCGGCCTCTAAACGCCACGGAGGCCCTCAATATCTGGCGTCGGGTGGGCTAGGTCAGGATAGTGTACCTGCTATGTTGAGCCCGGGAGAATTTGTCATTAACTCGGACTCTTCAAAGAAGTTTTTCTCTGAACTTAGTTCTATGAATAATGGGAGTCAGCCTGTCTACCGCGAGCAGGGTGGGTCTGTCACTACCGTGGGGGATGTTAATGTAACAGTGAACGGCGGAGATTCCTCGCAGCAAACGGTGCGCGAGATTGGTTACGCTTTACGACGCGAGATGCGTCGAGGCACAATTAAACTTTAGGAGATTATTATGGACCTCAAAGGTAAATTTCAATTAAGTCATTTCGATGTTGAGGGGAATCTGAGGGGCGTTTATGACTTCCCGAACGGGATTGTTGATGAAGGCCTTGATCATATCCTCAACACCCAGTTCCATGGCACCTCGCCTATCACGACGTGGTACATCGGCCTGGTGGATAACTCCACCTTCAGCGCGTTCGCTGATGCCGACACTCTTTCTAGCCATGCTGGATGGTCTGAGTTTGAGGACTATTCTGAGGGTAACAGAGTTACGTGGCAAGAGGACGCGGCATCTAGCCGTTCCATTACCAACACCACGACGGCGGACTACACGATAAATGCCACTGGCAACGCCAAAGGCATCTTCGTGTCGAGCAACAACGTCAAGGACACCGGAAATACGGGAACGCTCTGGAGCACCGCAGCGTTCTCCAGCGTAGTTGCTGTAGCCAATGGTGACACCCTGAAGGTCACCTACACGGTAAGTGGCTAAACTATTGATATAGCCAGGGGCGGTCAACGCCCCTGGCCGGAGGACATGATATGGCTTTGCTTTGGGTTGAAGGGTTTGAAACATATGGGACTTCTGGCAGGCCCTCTCCTAACTTTGTTATGGGCAGGAAGTATGCGACATACCTTAATGAGGCCTTTGATGATATAGTTACAGGGAGGAAGGGCTACGGTTATAGTATGTCAGCCGGTAGTTCATTCCTGGAGACGCCAAATATCTCCACCGAAAGAACATGGATATCTGGCGTTGCATTTAAGCTGCCTTATCCCGAGAGCTCAAGTCACCTTATAACCTTTTTTCAAACGGGCTCGGTGGGTGTTAGCGTTTATTATACCGGCACGGGGGAGTTGTCAGTAGTGCTAGGGCCCTCGACAATATTAGACACAACTTCTGGTTTGGGACTTACCTCTGGGGTTTGGTATTGGGTTGAGTTTAAGGCTTACTGTGATGATTCCGCTGGCACCTATGAAATAAGGTTAAATGGTCTAAATGTACTCAGCAGCACTGGAGAAGATACTCGTGTTGATGCGGATATTGATTACTACACATCCGCTCGGTTAGGGTTCGGGTTGGGAAGGGTGCTAGTCGACGATTGGTATATCTGTGATTCGTCTGGGAGTAACAACAATGACTTTCTTGGTGATGTATCCGTAGAGACAATTTACCCTGACAGCGATAGTGCCATTACCTGGACACCTGACACAGGGGGCACTAATTATACCCAAATAAATGAAACTGTAGTGGATGACACTGATTATGTTGAGGCCACCACAGGGAAGGACTTATACGGCTACGGGGACCTAGTCACTACAAATTTGATTTACGGTATAATGGTGAACACCGATGCAGAACTCTCGGACGTTACTGCGTATAGTTTGAAGAATGTGGTAAAGTCCTCAGCAGTGGAAAACACAGTGACCTACAACACTATTGGTATGGGTGCGTCTTCGCTTTTAGCGGTATTTGAAGAAGACCCTAACACCTCCACCTTATGGCTGTATGGGGCCGTTAATGCCGCGACCTTTGGCGTGGAGGTAGTGTAATGTCATTACTTTGGATGGAAGGTTTTGAAAGTTTTGGAACCACTATTGGTGCCGCCCCGTCTCCATCAGGTATTGTCGGAACTAAATACCTGGTAACAAGTTCGGGCGGGCAGACAGTGCAGAATGGTCCTGTAAGCGGTAGGAGTCTCAAACTAGAATATGGAGACTTTAAGACCCCTTTCATTAATCTATCGGATACTGATGCTACTTTGATAGTAGGGTGCCATGTATATTTTACTTCTATTTCTACCACGTCCAATGTCTTACTAGGGGTTTACTCGGACACGTTCTGGGGTGGTCTGGTATATGTGAAAGGAGGGGAGTTAAGATTCCGTGATGCAGACGGTGATTACACTTCAGGGGAAAAACTGGGGTTGAAATCTAAGGTGTGGTATTACCTTGAGATGAAGGTCACAAATCATGACACTAATGGGTCCTACGAGATACGAATAAATGGTGTCAATGTTCTTAGTGGGTCAGGACTGAACACCAAGGGAGGTTCGATAACCTATTACAATGTTGTAAAAGTATTTGGGAGGCCAATAAATCCCTTTTATGACAACCTGTATGTGTGTAACAGTGCCGGGACTAGTAACAACGATTTTCTTGGCCCTATACAAGTCTTGGAACTTAGACCTGGGGCAGACGCTACAAACAATTTCTCCACAGCCACACCTAGTGCGTCCCATTATGAGAACACGGATGACGAAGTGTCAGACGAAGACACTTCCTACAATCAAGACAATACCACAGGCGCGCTGGAGATGTATGATTATAATAATCTTACAGGGGTGGCCTCAGTGATAGGGGTGGTGACTGACGCACGCCTTAGAACCACTGCTGGCGCCGACGAAGATTTTCAGCATA